TTCATTCTTAGATAATGGATTTGAACCAATTCAGTTGAATTCATTAAATACGTTAAAATCTATGAGACTTGTATGTTCTAAAGAAAATGAAACTGAATATCTTAATAATTTACCAAGAAATAAATCATTTACTACAGGAATAACTTTAAGTACAACAGATTCTAATTTATCACCCATAATATTCTTAGATACTGCATTTACTGAGTTTATTTCCAATCGTTTGAACAGTCCAGTTTCTGATTATGCATCTGATGGTAGATCTAATTCTATATTGGATGACCCACACGCAGTAGTGTATGTTTCAAGAGCAGTAAATTTGGTACAACCAGCAACATCTCTTAAAGTTATTTTATCTGCATATCGTCACGAATCTGCTGATTTTAGAGTTCTGTATAGTCTGTTTAGACCTGATTCTTCTGAAGTTGAACAATCATTTGAACTATTCCCCGGTTACGATAATCTTACATCTACATCATCCGGACTTTCGGTAGTTGATTCTTCTCTGAATAACGGAAAACCGGATTATTTTGTAAGTTCTAGTTTGGATAATCAATTCAAAGAATACGAATTTACTGCAAACAATCTTGGGTTGTTTAATGGATATGTAATTAAAATAGTAATGTCAGGTACTAATCAGGCATATCCACCAAGAATCAAAGAACTTAGGACGATTGCCGTAAGATGATTAGGGTGAAGGGGCATACAAATCTTTATAGGGATGAAAATAGTGGAGCTATTGTAAATTGCGATTCTACGGCATATAATCAATATCTTAATATAATTAATAATAAAGAATCTCAAAAAAAAGAATTAGATACGATTAAACAAGATATTAATGAAATTAAATCACTATTAAAGGAGTTATTAAATGGATCCAAATGAAATTAAATTGCAGTCAGTCAATAAGTTATTCGAATATGAAAAACACTGTAGAATTATTGATGAATTGAGTTCTGAACAATTGAAAAATTTCTCAAAACTTTACTGCAAATTATATTTAAAACAGCAAGAAACTTTAGCAACTATGAGTAAGATATAAATAAATTGTAGATCTAAAAAAGATAGATGGCAGCAGTATACGTAAATAATCTAGTCATCAATTCTGGTTCCCATTTTAGTCAGACTTTTACTTTAGAAGGATCTGATAGCAATTCTCCATTAAATTTGAACAATTATGAAGTTGATGCCCAGATGAGAAAGTGGTCTGGGAGTTCTTCGGCAATAAATTTTTCGACAAGTATAATCGCACCTTCTACCTCAGGGAAAATATCTATAGGATTAACATCTGGACAAACTGTAGATTTAAAATCGGGAAGATATATTTATGATATTTTAATTATCGATCCATATGGGATAAAAAATAGAGTTATTGAGGGAATGGTTCTTGTAAGAGAGGGAGCAACTAGGTAATGTCTGACATCAAAGTAAGAGTAGGACAACAAAATGCAGTTAAAGTTATATCTAGTATTTCTGGAGCTGCTGGCGGATCTGCCATTACTGCTATTACTGCCGAAAATGTTATTGGTGGAATTGCTTCCGTAACTTCTCTCCACGTTTCCGGTATCTCTACTTTCGTAGGTGTAAGTACCTTTAATAATGATGTATATATTAATGGCGATCTTTATGTTAGAGATGATTTATTATTTGATGAATTTACTGCTCGGAATGCAAATATTACCGGAATCCTTACAGTAGGTCAATCAATTTATTATCCGTTAGGACAACCTTATGGTGTTGCATATTTTGATCCTAATGACCGATTAGTTTCTACCGGAACTACTTCATCGGCAATATCAGAAACTAACTATATACTTACAACTGACAATTCAGGAATACCAACCTGGTCCAGTGTTATAGATGGAGGAACCTATTAGTGTCTAAACCAGCAAGTAGACAAGAACTCGTAGACTATTGCCTAAGACGCCTAGGTGCCCCTGTACTGGAGATTAACCTTGCCGACGACCAAATAGATGATTTAGTAGATGATGCCCTACAGTACTTCCAGGAGAGGCACTTTGATGGCGTAGAAAGAATGTATTTGAAATATCAATTTACTCAAGATGATATTAATAGAGGAACCGCATCAAAAGGAAGTGGAGTTGGATTAGTAACTACAACAGGAACATCAACAAATATATCAGGTCTTGGAACAATTACTTCCAACTTTTATGAAACATCCAATTTTATTCAGGTTCCGGATTCTGTAATTGGAATAGAAAAAGTTTTTAAATTTGATGCTAGTTCTATCTCTAGAGGTATGTTTAGCATTAAATATCAACTATTCTTAAATGATTTATACTATTTCAATTCAATTGATTTATTACAATATTCGATGGTAAAAAGTTACCTTGAGGATATTGATTTTCTTTTGAGTACTGATAAGCAGATAAGATTTAATAAAAGACAGAATAGAATGTATCTCGATATTGACTGGGGATCTCAACAAGTTGGAACTTTCCTAATAATTGATTGTTACAGAATTTTAGATCCAAATACTTTTACTGACGTTTACAATGACAGTTTTTTAAAGAAATATCTAACTTCACTTATGAAAAAACAGTGGGGTCAGAACCTAATTAAATTCAGAGGAGTTAAATTACCGGGTGGAATTGAACTGAATGGTAGAGAACTTTATGAAGATGCTGAAAGAGAGTTGGAAGATATAAAACAAAGAATGGTACTTGAATATGAACTTCCACCTTACGATTTTATTGGATAATAATGGCACTAAATCCCTTTTTTCTTCAAGGTTCACCAAATGAGCAAAGACTTGTTCAGGAATTAATCAACGAGCAGTTGAGAATTTATGGTGTAGAAGTAATTTATATTCCTAGAAAATTTGTGAGAAGAGAAACTATACTTAGAGAGGTTTCTTCATCCAAATTCGATGATAATTTTGCACTAGAAGCATACATAAGCAATTATGAAGGATATAGTGGACAGGGAGATATTCTTACCAAGTTTGGAATGAGTTTGAAGGATGATTTGAGTCTAATCATATCCAAGGAAAGATACGAAGACTTTATTGCACCTTTTCTTGAGGGTGATAACGATGAAGAAATTGTTTTATCTTCAAGACCCAGAGAAGGAGATTTAATATACTTCCCACTAGGTCAAAGACTATTTGAAGTTAAATTTGTAGAGCACGAGCAACCATTTTACCAGTTAGGTAAATTATATGTTTACGAACTAAAATGTGAACTATTCGAATATGGGGATGAAGTTATTGATACATCTATCGATGAAATTGATACTCAAATTGAAGATGAAGGATATATAACCACACTAAATTTGATTGGACTTGGAAGAACTGCTACTGCAACAGCAGGAATTGGAAGTGGTTATATTAGGCAGATAACATTGAATAATGATGGATATGGTTATACTTCTCCACCAGTAGTAAGCATATCCTCGGCACCTTTTGGGGGGACAAATGCAGTTGGAGAAGCAATTACAGAACTGAAATCCGGTATTTATTCAATTAAACAAATAGTATTAAAAAATGCCGGGGCAGGTTATACTTCTGCTCCAATCATTACAATTACGGGTAATGGAAGCGGAGCGGCAGCTACTTGTGGAATTGAAACCTCACAGTCTGGGGTCATATCTATAACTCTTACAGATAATGGTGTTGGGTATTCGACTGCACCTCTTGTGACTATTGTTGGAAGTGTTGGTTCCGGAGTAACTGCAACGGTAATATCGTCGGTCGTTGGTACTGCTCAGAGTGTATCTTCTATAAAAATTGCAAATACTGGAATAGGATACACTATTGCCCCTCAAGTTATCATTAATGGACCTCCAATTCTAACTGGAATTGGGACCTATCTCTTTAATGAAATTGTAACCGGATCTAGGTCTGGCACAACAGCAAGAGTTAAATCTTGGGATTTTGATACAAAAATTCTTAAGATTTCTTTTGTCAATAATGTAACACCTAATGGATTTTTCCCAGGAGAAACAATTGTGGGATCAATTTCTAGTGCTAGATATTCCGTAAACGATTATAATAATTGGAATCCTTACGATAAATATGGAGATAATTTGCAGATTCAGACCGAAGCAGAATCTATTTTAGATTTTTCAGAATCAAATCCATTTGGTTCTTATTGATACTATAAATATATAATACGATAATGATTGGATAATCGGGTATAGAAAATGCTAGGAACCTATTTTTATCACCAAATTATTAGAAAGACTGTTACTGCATTTGGAACTCTTTTTAATGACATTTATATTGAGCATAAAAATTCATCTGATGTAGGAATCAGTCAGATGAAGGTTCCTCTTGGATATGGACCGATGCAAAAGTTTCTTGCCAGAATTGAGCAACAATCCGAATTGAATAAAGCAATTCAGATTACTCTTCCCAGAATATCATTTGAAATGACTTCTATTCAGTATGATTCCACAAGAAAGGCAAATGTAACTCAAACATTCAAAACTTGTGGCAATGGCAATACTGTAAAAAAAGTTTATATGCCCGTTCCATATAATATTGGGTTTCAACTGAACATAATGACTAAATTGCAAGATGATGCTTTACAAATAGTTGAGCAAATTCTTCCAAGTTTTCAACCCTCCTTTAATCTAACTGTAGATTTGGTAGATTCTATTGGTGAGAAGAGAGATATTCCTGTGGTTTTGGATAGTGTATCCTTTACCGATGATTATGAAGGAGACTATTCAACTCGGAGAACTTTAATATATACATTAAATTTCACAGCAAAAACCTACCTATTCGGACCAATTTCTGACAGTACAGAGGGTCTTATTAGAAAAGTACAGGTTGATATGTACACGAGTACCGATACTACAACTGCTAAGAGAGAAATGAGATATACTCTTGTTCCAGATCCAATTGATGCTGGACCAGATGATGATTTTGGATTTAATGAAACTTGGGAGACATATGGTGATGCTAAAACTTATAGTCCAACTCAACAAAGTGACATCTGATATATTATGAAAAATAATTATGAAGATTTGGATAAAGCTCTGAATATAGAAAGTAGTATTGTTGAGGTAGAAAAGTCTATTACACCAATTGATATTATTCCTACACAGAATAATGATATAAAAAAAGATTATGAATATACAAGAGCAAATTTATATTCACTAATTGAGAAAGGTCAGGAAGCCATTAATGGAATTATGGAACTTGCTGGTGATGGTGGAAGTCCAAGAGCATATGAGGTGGCAGGGCAACTTATTAAAAGTGTTGCAGATACTACGGATAAACTTATAGACTTACAGAAAAAACTGAAGGATGTTCAGGAGGATAATACTAAAATTGCCAATAATGTCACAAATAATGCCGTTTTTATTGGTTCAACTTCCGAACTTTCAAAAATACTGAAGCAAGGTTTTCTAAATAATAAAGAATAGTGTTTTCCTAAAGTGCATAAATTAAAATCCCACCGGACGGTTGAGAGTATTGCGAAAAAGCATCGTCAGGATATTTCTTTTGTAAAAAATCAACTTAAGATGGGTATTGCTATTGAAAAGGAGCACACTAAAGATAAAGATCTTGCTGCTGATATTGCTCTTCAACATCTTGATGAGTTTCCTGATTATTACACTAAGTTGAAAAAGATGGAGTCTGATGCTAGAAAAGAGCATAAAAACTTTAAGGATGTGAAGGAGAGTCTTCGTGATTGGTTCGGCAAATCTGAATCAATCGGTAAAAAAAGAAAACCTGGTTGGGTTGAAGTAGTCTCCGGAGAACCTTGTGCCCGTGAAGAAGGAGAAGAGGATGAAACGCCCAAGTGTGTTTCTTCAGATAAAAGAGCAAGTATGACTAAATCCGAAAGAATATCTGCACAACGAAGAAAAAGTGCTGCTGATCCAAATCAACCAGAAAAATCTGGTGCTGCTAAACCAACTTATGTTTCTACCGATAAACCAAAAAAGAAAATGAACGAAGAACAAGATATTAAAGGAAAAGGAAGCGGTACAAAAGATGCTTGTTATACTAAAGTAAAGTCAAGATATTCTGTCTGGCCCTCTGCATATGCCTCAGGTGCTCTTGTAAAATGCCGTAAGGTTGGTGCTGCAAACTGGGGAAATAAATCGGAATCAATAAATCTATCATCAAAAGATTCTATTTCAGAAGAAATGGGTATGAGATATTGCCCCAAATGTGAGAAAGATGAGACGAGAGATGTATGCAGATATGGTCCCAAGTACTGGGATATGTTTTCACTACCTTCTAGATTATCTCCAAATCAGATGAAGTTTAGTATTGCCCAGGTTCATCCGGCAAATGAGTCTAAAGAACCAGACCACGAATATTCTATGGCAAGGTCTGAACTCTCTACAATTATTTCTGCTGCCAAAAGACTTCGTGGCAAACTGAATGGTGAGGGTAATATTGAAGCATGGGTTCAATCAAAAATTACAAAGGCAGCAGATTATATTGATGCTGCTGCCGACTATCTGGATAGTGGTGAGCATAATGTTCAAGGATCTATGGATGAAGCATGTTGGAAAGGTTATAAGAAAAAGGGTATGAAGACGATGTTTGGTAAAAGATATCCAAATTGTGTAAAAGTTGAAGAATCTAACGATGAATATTCTAATTGGAGAAAAGATTTTGGTCTGAATGAAGCATCTGCTGCTTGGCAGAGAAAAGCAGGTAAAAATCCCAAAGGTGGTTTAAACGCAGCAGGAGTTGCATCTTATAGAAGAGAAAATCCAGGTTCAGAATTACAAACTGCCGTTACGACAAAACCATCAAAATTAAAACCCGGTTCTAAGGATGCAAAGCGTAGAAAATCATTCTGTTCTAGATCTGCTGGGCAAATGAAAATGTGGTCAAAAGCAGCAAAAGATCCAAATTCTAGATTAAGATTAGCAAGAAGGAAGTGGAATTGTTAATTTTATAAATATTTATGTAATGAAATACTTTCTACTTATATGCCAAGTAAATTAATAAAAGCGAATTGTAGTTTTTGTAATAAAGAATTTCAAAGGGGAAAATATGATATAGAAAGAACTTTAAAAAAATCAGGAAATGTATATTGCAGTATCAAGTGCTCCAAAGCATATTTGATAGAAATATCGTCCATTAAAAATTATAGTGAAACTAAAATTTGCACTAAATGTAAGGAAGAAAAACTAAGAGATGCTATAAATTTTCCATTGCACAATAAAACATTAGATGGTTTAGATAGTTGGTGTAGAAAATGTAGAGCAACTTATAGGTCAGAAATATGTAGAGGAAAATTTAGAGGACAACTTTCTGATGATAAAGTTAGAGAATTAAAAAAACAAGAAAAATGCGATATATGTGGAGGTAATGAAATTGCAGGATCTAGGAATAATAAACATTTGGGAAAAATTTATTCTTTAGTTATGGATCATAACCATGAAAGTGGAAAATTTCGTGGAATGTTGTGCAATCACTGCAATAGGGGATTGGGAAATTTTAAGGATAATATAAATACTTTACAGGCAGCAATAGAGTATTTAAAAGAAAAAAATAAGTAATGAAATCCTTCAATCAGTTTATTTCAGAAAGTATTAATATTGCCGGAAATTTCAACGGCAATCTTTATATGAATGGTTCAGAATCTCAATCAGAACCAGTTGGCGAGTCTTTTACCGCAGATATAGTTTGGGAAGGTAAAATGTATAGATTAGAAGTTGATGGTAAGATGATGAATAAAAATGAACTTGCAGAGCAACTTCAAGGAGAATATCCCGGAGCAATCGTACATAACATTTACCCACAAGCAACTAGTTCTCTAAAAATTAAGAACTCACAAAGATATCAACCAGAAAGACTCACTTGGACTGATTAATTATGGCACAATGGAATAAGAATACGCAAGACTTTCTGAATCAAGAAAGAAGTCTCTTTGAAGTACCTTTAATTGCAACAAGAGATGGTGAAGTTGTAGATGAACTTAATAGATTTCCAGTAACTATAAATTCAGATGCATTTGGAAGAACAAGAGTATCAAATCCACTCACACTTTTTGATAGTTCTCACAGATATAGGGACAATAACCTCTGGAGTAGTTTAGTTGTAGGAACTGGTTCTACAGTTGGATTTGTAACCGCACAGGGTTTGATTAATATCGGTATTGGAGCTACTGCTGGTTGTTCTGTGACTAGAGAAACAACAAAAGTATTCGCATATCAACCAGGCAAGTCTTTGCTGGTATTGAATACATTTGTAATGAACCCCAAGAAAACAAATCTTCGTCAAAGAGTTGGATATTTTGATGCTGATAATGGAATGTATTTTGAAGTTGATGGGGATACATCATATTTTGTAGAGAGAAGTTTATCTCTTGGAACAACAACAAGAGTTGCACAGGAAGACTGGAATGTTGATAAATTAGATGGTACTGGTCTTTCTGGTATTACATTAAATTCATCCAAAGCAGAAATATTATGGATGGATATTGAATGGTTGGGTGTTGGGACAGTAAGAATTGGTTTTGTAATTGATGGAAAGTTTATTCACTGCCATTCATTTCATCACGCAAACATAATTGAATCAACTTATATTACAACAGCATCACTTCCAGTAAGATATGAGATTGCTAATACTGGAATAACCACAAGTACAAGTAATCTCAAACAGATTTGTTCTTCGGTAATTTCAGAAGGTGGTTATAATCTTAATGGAATACAGCAGGCAGTAGGAATAGCAATCACCGCACCAAGAACTCTAGAAACCGCTGGAACATTTTATCCTATTATTAGTTTGCGTCTTAAAACATCTCCAAACAATTTAGACGCGATTGCTATTCTCACAGCACTTTCGGCAATGCCAACTTCTACAGGTTATTTTAATTGGCAGATTAGGGCATCTGGCACTACTGGAGCAGGAACTTGGGTAAGTGCTGGTGATGATAGTTCTGTGAATTATAACATTACTGGAACTTCTCATACTGGCGGAAGAATACTTGCGAGTGGATTTTTTACTGCTTCAAATCAAGGATCAACTCAAATTGATATTTCCAAAGAAGCACTCTTTAAGTTTCAGTTGGAAAGAAATGGACTAACATCAACACCTTATGAAATTAGTCTTGTGATTGCTTCTAATGGTAATGGTGATACTGTAGTTGGTTCTATGGACTGGGAAGAGGTGAGTAGATAATTATGGATATCCAAGACATTCAGTTAAAAATAGGTGATGCTTATCTCTCTAATCCAAATCTAAAGAGAGCAAATACCCCAATACAATTCACCGAAGACCAAGTTATTGAGTTCTTAACTTGTAAGGAAGATCCCGTTTATTTTGCCAAGAAATACATCAAGATTGTTAATGTTGATGATGGTCTTGTTAAGTTTAATATGTGGCCTTTCCAAGAAAGATTAGTCAACAACTTTCATAAGAACAGATTTAACATAGCAAAGATGCCGCGCCAAGTTGGTAAGGCATTAGCATTAGATACTCCAATACCAACACCTGAAGGATGGACTACGATTGGGGATATTAAAGTTGGGGATCAAATACTTTCTCCTGATGGAAATTCAGTTTCTGTAACATTCAAAACAGAAACTATGATTAATCACCAGTGCTACAAAATATTTTTTGATAATGGAGAAGAAATTGTCGCTGATGCAGATCATTTGTGGGAAGTAAATAGTTCTTATTGGAGAACTGGAAAAAAAGTTATCAATACTGATGAAATATATTCAAGA